CTTTGAATATTATCAACTTTACTGGTGATACTGCTACAAGCATGATGTTTATAAGTGGTTCAGGTCAAGTTGGTATCGGCACAGATAGTCCAAGTAATAATCTCCACATTCATACCGATAATAGTGCAGAGGGTATTCTTTTAAAAAGCACAGGTGACACAAGAAACAATTTAATATTTGATGGAAATATTAGTTCAGCCGCAGACAATATTGCTTTCATAGATGCTAATTGGAACGGAACAAATGTAGCACGGATTAGTATGTTTACAGGTACGGATACAAGTAACAAGGATGATGGTAGGATTGGTTTTGCTACTGCCGCAGCAGGAACTGTAGCCGAAAGAATGCGTATTGAAACAAATGGAGACGTGGGTATTGGCACTCATACACCTGCTGGTTTTACTCATTTATACACTGACCAAAGATATATGTTATACTTAGAGTCTACTTATGGTACAGACAGAAAATATTGGTTTAGAAATGATGGTGGTACTTTACAATTAGGTCAGGGTTCTCAAGGTGATTCACAAGTAGGTTATACTTTTGACGTTACTAATAAAAAATTAGCTATAGGTACAAGGTCTGTTACAGCGGAGTTGACGGTCATAGGTCAAATAAGTGGTAGTAATACTGCGACTATTGGCCCAGTAGCTGATAATGGAGATGCGTTAATAACGGATGGTGTAGATGGTGGTTTATATAGTGTGTTAACCGTCAAAGAAACTGGAAACCTTAGATTCAACTTAGATTTTGAGGGTAATGGTTCGGTAAATAGTTTAACGTTAAATTCTAACTCTACCTATGATATATTGAATATAATGCCTGATGGGACAATATACATGGGAGTAGAACAAGGAACCCTATCTAAAAACTCAGCACATAGACTCAGCGTTGTAAATCCATCTGGTGCGTCTTGGATAAGCACTTTTGCATACAATGGTTATCCGACTTTTCAGTTGTATCGTACTAATAATAACTCACCTGGTTCAGCAGCTGCTAACTTTGACGCTACTTCTGATAACGATATAATCGGTGCTATCAACTGGTATGGTTCAAGTGCTTCTGGACATACATTAGGTGCTGTTATAGATGTAAGACAAGATGGTGGTGCAGACACAAACACACCAACAAGAATGGATTTTTACGTATCACCAGGTGGTAATATTTCAAATGCATTAATGTCACTTGACGGCCCAACTCAGAGGGTAGGGATAAACACAAAAACACCAGACGGAACAATGGATGTTGTCAATAGTAGCACCTGTCAACTGAGAGTCAAATGCTCTAGTGCTGGTGATGGTATCCTTGACCTTGTAGCAGGTGGTGCTAATGACACACAAATAAGATTTTATGAGGACACTACATTCAAGTGGAGAATCAGACAAAACGCAGGAGGTAGTGATAGAATTGAGATAATAAATGCAGATACTACTGGTGTATCACTAGGTTATGGTGGTAATACTTGGGGGACTCAGTCTGATGAAAGAATAAAAGAAAATTTGATTGAGATTACAGATGCTACAGAAAAACTTAATCAACTAAGGTGTATTAATTATAATTATACATTTGATAAGGAGAGAGAGCATTTAGGTCTTATAGCTCAAGAGGTTCAAAAGTTTTATCCTCAAATTGTTAGTGGAGACCCTTCAAAAGAAATCGAAGAAATCGTTGGTGAAGACGGTATTGTTGAAAGAAAAAATGTTATGAATATCGAATACACCTCACTAATACCAGTTTTGGTGAAATCCATACAAGAATTAACAAAACGAATCGAAGAGTTAGAAAAGTAATATTTATAAAGAAAGAGAAAACATATGGCAAACACATTTAAATCAGTAACAAGCGGTAGTATCGGCACAACATTGACAGGTGTTTATACGTGTCCAAGTTCAACAACCGCAATAGTATTAGGTGCTAGTCTTGCAAACACCCACACTTCTCCTATTGGTGGCTCTATTAAGGTGGCAAAAGATGGAAGTGCCGCGGGACAAGATGATGTTTTCATAGTCAAAGCCGCACCTGTACCAGTTGGTTCAAGTGTTGAGGTTATGGCTGGAAATAAGGTTGTTTTACAGGCCGCAGATGCTTTACAATTTCAAAGTGACACCGCAAGTTCTTTAGACGTGGTGGTTAGTCTGTTGGAGATTACTTAATGCCTTACATCGGTAAACCACAAAGCGCAGACCCAATAACTGTAAATAGTTCCAACATAACCGATGGGACTATAGTAAATGCAGACTTATCATCAAGTTTAACTGCTTCGATAAGTGGTGCTTTTACTGAAACAAGTTCAAGTCTTGCACTTAGACTTACCGATGCAACTGGTAGTATTAATAATATAAGTAGTTCTAACTCAACAAGAACAACAACTTTAGAAACGGCTAGTAGTTCATTAGCAAGTGATGTGGTAACACTAAAAGGTGGTGGTACTTTACAATCAGTTGCTACTAATGCAAGTCCTACTTTCGTAGGCGCCACTATCACTGGCACATTAACCGCACAGGAAATTCATACAGAGTTTGAATCTGCGTCTATAATATTCTCAAGTGGTTCTACCATATTCGGAGATACGAGTGATGATATTCACAGAATGACTGGTTCATTAAATGTTAGTGGAGCTCTAAACTTAAACGATGGTGATGCTGTTTTTGGAGCAACCGCTACAGTAGAAACAGGTTTAAATCTTGAAAGTGGTACATTTACAGTAAAAAATGCTACAAGTGATAGTAATGGACTAAAGATTTCACAAGGTGGTTCAGATGCATCAAATATTCTTAATCATTATAATGGTACTTTAAATCTTGGTGTTGCTAACTCTGTTGATATGACACTTAAAGGTGGCAACGTGGGTATCGGCACAAATAATCCAGAGGATTTGCTTCATATCAAAGGTAACACCGCAGCGGTAAGTGATACTCAGCTTGTTTTAGAGAGTAAATTCGAGGGTTATGGTGCCGGTATTAATTTTACAAGTAGAACATCGGATGGTGGTACGAATGTTTCGATGGCAAAAATTACTGCAGATGCAGAAAATAGTTTTAATACTACAACTAATACACAAGATGCAGGTCTGAGATTTTTTACGACAGCGGATGGTACATCGACCGAAAGAATGCGTATAAATAGCTCTGGCAACGTGGGTATCGGCACAAATAATCCAGACGCTTTATTACAAGTAAGTGGTTCAGGTTTAAATGGGGCACCAACGTTAGCAATTGATAATACATCGACTAGTGCTTACATACACTCTATAGAAGCTTTAGGTGGTGCTATGACTGCGAACCAAATTAATATAATAAATCTTGGTAAGATTGGTAGTACGAAAAATAGTGGGATTATAGGTTATAAATGGGTTTCAGCTGGTTCTGATGATAACTTACTTACTTTGGAACATTGGGGCACGGGCCCATTGGTTGTGTTAGATGGAGCTGGTAAGATGGGTATCGGCACGACGACTATGGATGCTCATGTTAATATTAATTCTGGTGCGACAAATGCTGGACTCCATGTCGAAAGTACGGATTCAAATGCTAATATATCAATGGCTGATAATGCTGGGTCAGTCGTAATTGCCGCTGCTGGTAATGAGTTTATTGTAGAAACTGGTGGTTCTGCATCAACGGCTGGTTCTGGTGCTAGTGAAAGATTCCGTATTGACTCATCAGGCAACGTGGGCATCGGCACAAATAATCCAGGTAATCCTTTACATCTTTACTCAGACACATATCCACAACTTAGTATTGACGGAACGGACAATAGTGGTAATATAGGTTTTGTTTTATCTGGTTCAGGTGGTAGAGGTGGTTTGAGATGGAATGGTAGTAATAATGATGTTGAACTTTTAAGAGAGGGTGGTGGAGTAGCGTTAAGTTTAAAAGATGGAGCAGGGGTTCTTATTTCTGCAGATGTATCAGGTGATTATGGTTGTTTTATAAACAACTCAAACGCAACTGGTTGGGGACTAAGAATCGCAGGTGGTGCTGACAGTGGAGATTATATAATAAGAGGTCAAAATGAAGGTGGTACAGATAAATTTGTAGTAAAGTCTAATGGTTCAGCTACAATCAACCAAGGTGCAGATGATGGCGAAATACTTACTTTTAAATCAAGCGATGTGGCTCATGGAGTTACTGCCAGAACAGAAACAGACACTTATGGTTTTATAAAAAAAGGAAGGACAGACGAAGGGGGAGTTTTTCTCGGTGGATATACTGAACTTGATATTGGGATAACTTTAGATGCCACAAGCACTTCTGATATTACCGATAAGAATACTGGTGCAAATGGAAATATTCTTGTTCGTGCTAGAAAAAAGGATGGAACAGGAGATGGTCAAATTGGTTCAAATGCAAATCTTATGGTAATTGAAAATTATGATGTTACAAGATTTATATTTGATGCTGAAGGTGATTTTCATGCTGATAATACCGTTAATGCGACAGCATTTGATACTTATAATGATGCTCAACTTGTAAGAGCATTTGACCTTTCACATGGTAAGGGTGTAATACAATCAAAGTTTGATGAGTTTGTTAACTATCAACATGAAACATTAGCTGAACTTGGACTTGTTGGTAGAGAAGACGATGGTACACCAAACCATTTCATCAACATCACAGGTATGCAAAGACTACACAATGGTGCGATATGGCAACAATATACTGAGATGGAGAAGATAAAAGAATTAATGTATGATACGATAGTACAGTTATTAGGTAAAGAGACCGCTGACAAAAAATTAGAACAACATGATATAAAACTACTTGATGATTCTGTAGATGGGACAGACAATATATGGTCAAGGTTAAAAAACAAAACAAAATCTTTATTTAAGATAATTAAATAGATACTTATTATAAAGAGGTTATATGAAATACGCTTTTCTTATTCCTATATATAATACGATAAGTGGTAGATTGTTACCACAGTTCTTACATCTTCAAGATTGGTGTCGTAACTTAGATGGTGAAATATTCACGGTTGTTGGTAGGACACACGTTGATGCCAGAAATTGGTTATGTACTGATGGTGGTGGATATTCCAATCCGACAAAGTTAATAGATAGATTTGATAATCTAGTATGGATTGACGCTGACCAACAGTTTAACTATCAACAGTTATGCACTTTATTAGAGAGTGGTCACGATTTTTGTAGTGGTTGGTACATAAAAGAGTTGAGTGGACTAGCGATGGTAGCAGATTGGGATGAGGATTACTTTGAATCTAACTTACATATGAAATTTTATCATCAAGATGAGATTAGACAAAGAGAAGAACCTTTTGAGGCTAGCTATTGTGGGTTTGGTTTTACAAAAGTATCGTCAAATATAATAAGAGAGTTAGAATATCCTTATTTTAGACAAAGAATGGTGACAATCGGTGACCATAGTGAGAATGTATCTGAAGATGCTACGTTTTGTCTTGATGTTTGGGAAAAATGTGGTATTAAACCTACTATTTTACCAGAATTAAGGGTAAATCATTTAAAAGAAATGTATATTTAAAATATTTATAGTAAATAAGGATATAAAATGTATAGAGTAGTAAAACAACTTCATCCAGCACCAAGTGCTAGTACAGACCCACATTGGGCGCAAAGAAACGTGTACGTTGCTAAGTTAAGTGGTAGTGCAGAGCAAGTATGGGAATATACAACGGAGGCTTCTGCGGTTAGTAAGATGAATGAACTTAGTGGTTCTGATGATTCAGGAAGAAAATATAAAGTTATTTTAGTTTAGTTTATATATATTTATATATTAAAGTTATAAGGAGAATCCAAACATGGCTAATGAACAACCTAGTAATGAAGTAGAGTTAACTGCTGGCGAGAAAGAGCAGTTACAAGATGTAGTAAGCACTAATAATAGAATAGCACAACTTGCAAGTGGTATTTACATGAGAAAGATACAACTTGAAAAAGATGAGGCTGTTTTTAAACAGCAAGTTGATGCAAGTAATGCAAAATCAAATGAACTTGGTGGTAAACTACAAGAAAAATACGGACAAGGTCAAGTTGACTTAGAACGTGGTGTATTTATAAAGAGTTAAGAATGGCAGAAGATATAAAGTTTACAGAAGATGAAATGACTTCTTTAAAACAGTTACAAGAAGATTACACTACTAAACAAGAACAACTTGGACAGATTTCGGTTCAAAGAATACTTTTAAATCAACAGATAGACTCTTTAGAGCAAAGACAAGAACAACTTGAAAAAGAATATGTTGAAGTGCAACAAAGAGAACAAAGTTTAGTAAAAACACTAAATGATAAGTATGGACAAGGTCAGTTAGACCCAAATACTGGTGTATTTACTCCAACTAAATAAAAAAAAGCGTTGATAAATATGGTTTTACAAAACTTTCTTAATATTTATAGAAGACAATTCATATCTAATTTAGAGGAGAAATACAATGAGTGAAAGAATCGTTTCACCTGGTGTTTTTACGCGTGAAAGAGATTTATCATTTTTACCACAAGGTATAAGTGAGATTGGTGCGGCGATTATTGGCCCGACCCCAAAAGGCCCCGCTTTCACACCAACACAGGTATCAAACTTTCAAGAGTTCGAAGAAATATTCGGTAACTTAAATCCAAAATTTTATGTACCTTACACAGTTGAAGCATACTTAAGAAGTGCAGGTACAGTAACAGTAGTAAGAGTTTTAGGAATCGGTGGATACAAAGCTGATAGTATAGAACTTAGATTACAAGCAACATCAAGTATTGCTCAGAATGTGACACGTTCTTTAGCAGTGTTAGCACCATCTCTTGGTGGTAATAGCACAGGTGATTTGAGTGAGAGTGTCTTATCAGGCGCAGCAGTAGGTTTGAGTGGTTCATTTACACTTATCGCAAGTGGAAGTGATATAACTTCAGCCACATATTCTTTATCTTTTAACACAGGAAGTGCTAACTACATAGAGAATGTAATAAGTAAAGACCCATTATCAACTAAATCAGGTAATAACACCTCACCTGTTTACATTTATAAAATATATAAAGAAGCTATCCACAGAACTTTCGGTGGTGACTTAGCAAAGGTAACTTCTTCTATAAATGTAACTAATGATGGTTTTGACTTCCAAGGTGGAACTAACACCGTGGATTCAAATGGTGATGCATCTGACACTACTTGGACTGGTAACAAAGATTTTCAAAACGGAAGAACTCCTTATATTGAGTCTCAACTTATCAACGGAACAAGATATAAACTATTTAGAATTTATACGCAAAGTCATGGTACTGATATAAATAATAGTTTAAAGATTGCAGTCTTAAATATTAGACCAGCTTCCGATGTTGCAGGTTCAAACTTTGGAACTTTTTCAATACAAGTAAGAGTTCACAATCCAGATAAAACTGATGATGATAACATATTAGAACAATATGATAATCTTACTTTAGACCCTGAGTCTCCTAACTTTATTGGTAAGAGAATCGGTGATAAGTATTCAGTAATCGATGCAAATGGAAAAATAACAAATCACGGAAACTATCCAAATATAAGTAAACAAATCCGTGTTGCAGACTTCAAAAACATGACTGAGGATAACGTATTTAAGTTTCCTGTAAATGTTGTTCCTATGGGATTTGAAGCTGTTAACAACCCAACACCTGGTGGAACTTTAGTACCAGCCGCAGTTATTAAATCAAATCAGTTAGATGCAAACTCAACCTTTGACCCTAACGTATTTTATGGATTTGATTTTAGTAACACAACCTCAAGAGAATATTTAGCACCAATACCAAACACCGCAACTGCAGGTAACAATGTTAGTATGAGTCTTGAGAACATGAATGGTAACGATAATGCAGGAACTGACCTTGGTGTATCAACTTTTGCTAATGGTTCAACAAAAATATCATTAACAAACTCAGCAATACAACAAAGAAAGTTTATGGTTCCTCTACAGTTTGGATTCGACGGAAAAAATCCAGCAATAGATTCTAAAACAGGTGCTAATATTGTTAATACTAACACACAAGGATATGACTTATCAAGTGCCGCAGCTAGTGGTTCGGTAGCATTTAAGAGAGCAGTTAACACAATATCTAACCCTGATGAGTTTGATGTTAACTTAATCGCTCTACCTGGTGTTATTCACGGATTACACTCTACTGTAACAAACCATGTTATTACTAAGACAGAAGCTAGAGCAGACGCTTTCTATGTAATGGATGCTAGTGGATATAGTGATACAATCGAAACTGTTAAGAACACAATCTCAACACTTGATACCAACTACGCTTCAGTTTATTACCCATGGGTTAAACTACAAGATAGAGATAGTTCAAATCAAGTTTGGGTTCCACCATCAGCAGTGATACCAGCGGTGATTTCATTTAACGATAGTACAGCGTTTGAATGGTTCGCACCAGCAGGTTTAAATCGTGGTGGATTAACAGGTATCGGAGTAACACAAGCGAAAACAAGATTGACTCACGCTGAAAGAGATGAGTTGTATGAAGCAAGAATCAATCCAATCGCTAGTTTCCCAGGTCAAGGTGTGGTAGTATTTGGTCAGAAGACACTACAATCTAAACCATCAGCACTAGATAGGGTAAACGTTAGAAGACTATTAATCAATCTTCGTAAGTTTATCGCTTCAACCACAAGATTTTTGGTATTTGAACAGAATACACAAGCGACAAGAAATAGATTCTTGAACATTGTGAATCCTTACTTAAACCAAGTACAATCTAATAGTGGACTAAGTGCATTTAGAGTTGTAATGGATGATTCAAATAATACACCAGACGTGATTGATAGAAATCAGTTGGTAGGTCAGATATTTATCCAACCTACAAGAACCGCAGAGTTCATTGTATTAGACTTTATAGTACAACCAACTGGCGCTTCATTCCCTGAGTAAGTTTGAAAAAAACATACACTATACAAAAACCCTCACTTCGGTGGGGGTTTTTTGTTTTTAGACGAAAATTATTTTAAGTGATATTTATTAGTGAATAACGAAAAAGATTTTACAGGAGATTGTAAATGGCTACATTAGACCCTAATGAAATAATGTTTACACCATTTGAACCTAAAGTAAAAAATAGGTTCATTATGTACATAGAGGGCATACCAGCATATTTAATAAGAGCTATGGCAAGACCTCAGATTGAGTTTGAAGAGATTGTTTTAGACCACATTAATGTTAAACGATATGTAAAAGGTAAAGCCGCATGGCAACCTATTGATATCACACTATATGACCCAATCGTCCCATCAGGTGCACAGGCAGTTTTAGAATGGATTCGTCTTGGACACGAGTCTGTTACGGGTCGTGATGGATATTCAGATTTTTATAAGAAAGATATTACTTTTAATCTTTTAGGGCCAGTAGGTGATATTGTAGAAGAGTGGAAACTTGTTGGAAGTTATATTCAAAGTGCTAACTTCGGTGATATGGATTACGCAACAAGTGAACCAGCAGAGATTACTTTGACACTACAATACGATTACGCAATCTTACAATTCTAAGGAGAGAATAATGAGTGAATGGTTAGCAGCAAATTGGGAGTATGTTTTAGTAGCATTCTACGCAATCGAAAAGATTGTAAAACTTACACCAACGAAATATGATGACATTCTATTTGATGCGGTTTTGAAACCAATCAAAGAAAAAATGATGCCAGGAAAAAAATAATCTTTTATCGATTTATCGGTTATATTTATATTTGGTTTTAATAATATTCAAAGGAGTCAGTAATGGCTGAAAATACGTTTCCGACGGAAATAGTTGATTTACCGTCTAAGGGATATTTTTATCCTGAAACAAGTCCACTTTCTAGTGGAAAGTTGGAGTTAAAATACATGACTGCCAAAGAAGAGGACATTTTAACTTCACAAAATCTAATCAAACAAGGTACAGTAATCGACATTCTTTTACAATCATTGATTGTTGACAAAACAGTTAAGGTTGAAGATTTATTAATCGGTGATAAGAATGCGATAATGGTTGCCGCTCGAATACTTGGTTATGGAAAAGACTATGACTTTACCTATGATGGAGAAGAACAAAAGGTAGATTTAACAACCTTAAAACCGATTGAGTTAGATGAGAGTCAACTAAAAAAAGGTAGTAATCAGTTTGAATACGTATTACCTAAATCAGAAAGAAAAATAACTTTTAAACTTTTAACTGGTAAGGATGAGAAGAACATCGATGCCGAAGTCAAAGCCAGAGAAAAGTTAGGTGGTAGTTCTACTGGTGAGTTAACCACACGTCTTAAAAATATTATAACCTCAGTTGATGGTAATGTTGATAGGTCTTATATAAATAACTTTGTTGATAATGAGTTTTTATCTATTGACTCACTTGAGTTCAGAAAACACATGGCAACAGTAACACCTGATATTGATATGACGACAAAAATAATGGTCGATGGAGAGGAGACAGAGGTGACGATTCCAGTCACCGTCCGATTTTTTTGGCCTAGCACTGGAATATAAGAGAGAAATACACGAACAAATATTCCAAATCATTCTAAACTCTAAAGGTGGTTTTACCTTTAGTGATGTCTATAATATGCCCGTCTATCTACGTACATTTTATCTCAAAAGACTAACTACTTTTTATAAGAAAGAGTCAGAAGAGATGCAAAAACAAATGAACAAGTTCAAGAAAAGTATAAAATAAACTCCCTTATATTTATTATTGAGTTATAACTTAATCTAAACGGAGTAACCAATGTCACAAATAAACGAAAGTTTAGTTAAAAATCTTGTGTCAGTATTTGCAGGAGTCGCATTAGCAAATAAGTTAGGTAAGAAGTTTGCTGACTCAGGCAAACCATCTGAAAAGACTGCCAAAAAAATAATAGATAAAGACCCAAAGCTGAAAAAAGCAGTTGCAAAACTACAAAAAGATGCTGATGAACTCGATGTAATAATCAAATCAAAATTAGATAAACTACCACCTGAAGACGTAAAGAGATTCAATAAATTATTCGGTAAATAATAAATGCCCTCGATAAAAGAACTACAAGACCAAAATAAGTTACTCAAGGAACAAGCTGAGTTAAAGCGTAGCGCATTCGAACAAGATAAAAGAAGAACAAAAAGTTTAGAAGAATCTAATAATCTTGTAAAACAAATACTTGACAATGAAAAAAAGATAGTCAACTTAAAAGCAGCCGATTTATCAAAAAAAGAAGCAGGTTTAGAGAAACAATTGTTGAAGAGTCTAAAAGACTCCAACGTACAAGCTGCAAAAAGATTTGGGGTGTTTAAAGACCAAACAAGAGAACTCATAGTCAGTAGTAGATTAGAGTTAAAAAATAAAGAACAAACCGAAGATATTATTGGTGTTAGACAAACTCTAAATGCATTAGCGGAAAAAGAACAACAAGTTAGAGATGGAATAGCTGATGGTACAAGTGAAAAAATTTCAAAAGAAGAAATCTTATCAAGTATATCACAAGACCAAATAGATTTAGCAAAACAACAAGGTATTAATGTTGAAGATATAGCAGGACAGATAGCGAACGCATCAGATACTTCAGTCAAATTTAGTAAAGGTATAAATATAGCAGGTAAAGGTCTCTCATCAATAAAAGGGTTTTTAC